GTTGAAACATTTTCGCCAGTATTTGCAAAATATCCTGGTGTTGTAGAAATTTGAGTAAAGAATGGCACCATTGTTCCAAAAGGCATTGAGCCATATGCCAACCATTGGATACCTGTTGTGTCGTGTGGTTGATCTGGACGCAATTGAAGAATAGCTGTTTGGCTTGTGCGGTTGATACCGATTGTACGGAAGGTACGTTGGCTAACAGCATCACCTTCTGGTCCATATGGGTCAAATTCAGTATCTTGATAATGATTGCTCAAGACATATTTCACATCTTCGACAGTAATTTTGCGGTATGGTTTTTGTGCCCATGGGATAAAGAAACTGCGTGGGTCTTGTTTGATTTCTGGATTCAAGAAACGTTGCATTGCCCAAGCACGTGGAGTGTTGTAATGACGGTCTTTATCACGTTGACTACCAAAGGCATAACGAGGATTGAAATGTTCATTTGAATAAGTCAAATCCAAGTTATTATCATCAATAAAGTCACGCAAATCACTTGAACACATGTAGTCATCTGGGTTGTTAAATTCAAAGTGGTCAATTCCAAGTTGATTAGGATTTGTCACGTAGCAATCATCTGGCACACGGCGAGCAATCCAGTGGTGACCACCGATTGTTTCCAACCACCAAATTTCATCAACGTCTGAAATCGCAACACCATTTGATTCATAAGTACCGTATTCTTCGAGAATCGCACCAAGACGTTTCACACCTTCACGCGCTGTACGGACATATGGAAGCACCAATGTCAACATATCTTCTTCACCGATACCAGATTCAACGAGTGGATCAGCACCCAAAACACGCGCATTTGTTGTGATTGTTTCTGTCTCACTCATTGCAACATTAGCTTCGTTGATACCTGCTTCACCCCAAATACCATCTTTACGCAAAGCATCAGGCACTGAAGTGTAGCGCATTGGATTGTCTGGCAAATCGATTTCAAATGAAGATAAAACTGATTTATAATGACGTGGTTGATCTTCTGGATTAACCACGATAAATTGTTTCGGTGTAAAATCACCACTTTGTGAATCTTCTGTACGGGCAATCATTGTAGAACCGTCATAAGACGCTTTTTTGCCGACGAGTATAGTTGTGCATGAATCAGAACTTTTTACCATGTATGTTTTCTCCCTTGTTTGTTATGATATTATTATATCAAATAACCCGACAAAAGTAACAAAGACGGTCTAACCAGACCGCCTTTTGTTTTTATTACAAGCCAAATCGTTTTTTAAGTTCCATATTTTTCTATTCAAAAGTTACGTCGCCGTTATCAACAGAACCGATATATTGCATTTTGCGTTCACGTTCATCGGCTGGTGCCATTCCACGAGCTTCAATGCTGATATTTCCGTCTTTATCTTCCCAGATATCAAGCATATCTGCTTCAAGTTCCATATCTTTGATAATATCCAAAATTTCTTGTTCAGTGTGTTTCATTGTTTCTACCTCGTTTTCTTTTGCGTATTGTGTTAGCTTGATAGCGTTGTTATATGACATGTTTCCGACATCGGTCCTACCTTTAACGTAGTTTGATAAAGTCTGTTCAGATATTCCTGTTACTTTAGAAATCTGATAACGTGAATTATTTGTTAATAAGTTTAAAATTTCTTGTTTTGATAATACTTCAATCATGTTTGCTCCTTATTTAAGCAAGAGCCAAGCGATTAGCCCGATAACGACCAACCAGCCTAGAAATGCTTTCCAATCAAAAGAATGTTTTGTTACTTTAAATTTTACTTTCATAGCATTTTTTGTTAATATTTAAGTACACCCCCGAGGGGGTGGATAGTGAAAATCACTATCCGATTTCGATGTGCCATTCAAGCGTTATGACTAACAAGTTGATTTTGATGACCACTTTGTTCGTTTTAACTTTGAATGGCTTTTTTAAGTACTTAAACATTTGTTTTTCCTTTCTGTAGTTTCCTTGTCTAAGGTTTTGTTTTTTTACCTCCCTCAACCTTACATATATATTATACCATTATATATAATAGTAGTCAACACTTTTTATAAACTTTTTTGATATTTTTTAAAATTTTTTTGGTCCGTTAAAACGGACTTTTTTTGATTTTGTGGTTATAACAGCAACAAAAAAAGCCCCTAGCTTTTTAGCTAGGGGTGTTAAAGTATTCGCTTATTTAATTATATCAAATTTACTTGTAATAGTTGACTAAATCGTCCTTATCTCGGCAAGAAAGCCATACAGTACCGAATTGACCGAACTCAAATTTGCGCCAATAGTATCCACCGTAATATCCGCCCTCTCCAGTGTCCGTGATATGAGCCTCGTCAATTTCAAAACTAAAGTACATACCTGCTTTAAAGTCCTTGTCTTGACCGTCAGGCAAGTTATTGCCGTTTTCATCAACCCAATTGACCAAGCCGACGGGGATTCCGTTATCCACGTAATTGAACCCAACAGGCGCTAGGTAGTCACATTTGATTTGGTAAATACCGTTAACGAATGCTACATCATTTGCTAGATAGTAAGCTTTACTGTCTGGTTTACGACCACCTGAAACAACCGTGTTAGGCTGTGTAGCTGTTGACCCGCTAAAGCGCCAAGCTTCAATATAGGCTGGTTTCTCGATAGCGTAATATTGGTCCCAGTTGTGAGATGACACTGCTGTCCCTGCTTGTCCGCCAGTCCAGTAGTCAACGCTGATAAATGTGTTAGCGTCCTCTAGTACTCCGACGTGACCACCAGCTCCGCCAGATTGCGACATGTCAGCGCCCCATGACATGAGAATAATGTCACCTCGTTGACCGTTCCAATCTTCGTTTTTGCTTACTCGATAAAAGCCGTTATTTGCCAATTGTGAGCCAAGAGTGACCGTTGACGGCAATCCGATGATATTTACCCCCGCTTCTTTCAAAGCCTGAGAGATTGAACCTGAACAGTCTGCTGTGCCGTCTGAGCCGTTACGTGAACCATACATGCTATAAGTAAGCTTACCTCGACGGCTTTCAAACCAATTAATTAAAACGTCTGTATTCATTTGTTTTCTCCCTTCCAAGCGTCATTCATTTCTTTTACTGCTGCCTCGATAAACATTTCCAGCTGACTATCTGTTAAATAAATATTGTGAGCCTCTAGACTCTTTCTTGCCTTAGTTTTCGCCTCGCTAAGTTTTTGATAGCCTTTAGTGTCCTCTTCAGCAATCTGCTCAACTGCGTTAACAGCGTTCTTTGCGATGATTTCAACGATTTTGAGCGCTTTCTCACCGCCTTCTTTGTAAAGATAGTCTTTTACGGTTTTAACGATAAAACCAGCTAAACCTGTCAAAATAAGCATAGCTGCTTGTACAATCACATCATTCATGTTCTTCTCCCTTCTGCGCACTACTGCGCATTGCTGCGCGTGGTCTAAAACATCTGCGTTTTCCTGACCACGTCTTCCAGACCGTCCACCTTGTCTTGTAGGACCGATATGTCCTTACGAGTTTCCAGCGATAGACTATTGACTGCCTCGGTCAATCTAGCCATTTGTTGCTGGTTCTCCGTCGCTATACGGTTGTTAGACGCTAGTAGCTCTTTGTTAGTTTCTTGGAAACCAGTGACTAATTTTTTTGTGACCCATAGCATACCGCTGATTAAAATCAAAATGACAACAATAATTGCCGTTGCTAGGATTCCGCCAACTTTATCAATAGTCCAAGTCGCTTGCATTGCTTCGTGTATTACATCTTGACCCACCATAGACCCACGCTATCTAAGCTGATTATTCAGCGGTTTCTTCGTCTTCTTGCAAGCCTGCATGAGACAAGTCTACAAGTTCTTGCACTTGTTTACGGAAACGTTTTGGCACGGTCTCAATAGTAATCCAGCCTAATTCGATTTGCATCGCGAAATAATTAATCATCATTGTTCTTCCTCCTAAAATAATCTTTTTAATTTTCTGTATTAGTTTCATCTGCTGCTTCCTCATCAGCATACATTTGATTGATTAAACCATTCAAAGTAGCTGTTGCTAGCTTTGTCATCTTTTCCGAGTCATCAATGGCTTTTTGCATTTTTTCAATCATCTCATCATACTTAGTGATTTTCTCGCCAATTTCATTAAATTTCTCGTTTTCAGCACGTTGTGGGAAATTCTCCTGATAGACGACTTCCAGTGCTAACTTTTCAAGTTCTGCGTTTGAAAGCTCGATTTTGTCAGCTGGGAGCATGACGGGAAGAAATCCACCGTCATCGTTGGTCAAGGTTACTTTCGTACCTTTAACCGTGCCGTCTGTTTCAAATTCTTGCGACTTCGAACTAAATTTTAGTTTCATATTTTCTCCTTTCTATTCGCTCGGAAATGGGTCTGTGGTAATCCATGAGATTGTAGCACCAAACCAAAGCGGATTAGCTTCCAGCTTAATACGACCGCTGATAGAGCCGTCGGGCTTGTACGACAAGTGAACATAGCTACCGTTAAATAGTGACGCACCAGTTCCACCACCACCTTCACCTATTGCATTAATAATTGCTTGACTTACAGGTCTCCAGCCGACTGGTATGGTTTCGTTAGCGGTACCGCTCCAGTTCGTGTTTGAGCGGTGAATATAATCCATAGTGGCGGTTACGACATTTCCTGAGCGAGTTACAGCTATCCCAAAACCGTACGGACCTGCTAAAGTGGTTTTATACACTTTCGTCTGATTGACTGCCGTAAATTCAGCGACTGTGTTTTGAATTGCATAGTATTGCCAAGATTGCCAACCTGCGTCGGTTTTAACTCGATAAGCAGCTGCGTGACCTCGATAATCGACTGCTTCCTGCCAGAACCAGCGGTCATTGTCTGGGTGTTTGGTCACACGAAGGTAAGTCCAGCCTGATGTTGAGCCTAAAATCGGTCTATTCGCTGCATTGTAACAGCGGTAAAAACCAGCTGTAGTAATTGAATTGTAATCCGTACCATCAGCTAACAAAATAGCTGTACCGTCATTATTAGTTAGCTGATGGTGCTGAATAGGCTTGTTGTTTGCGTAAATCTCACCAGCGACATCAAGAGCACCATGCTCACGAATTTTACCAACGCCGATGCCGTCTTTAGTCTTGCTAACCAGCACTTTATCCGTTGATACAGGATAAGAATAGCTAGCCTTGTCAAACAAGTCTTCAACCGTCATCATGACTTCCCATGACTGTGCTCCTGCGAACGTACCCGCTAAATTAGCAGCACTTGCTGTTAACTCGCTTTGAGTTGTCCAAACACCAGACGCCGAACCGTTGTTAGTTGTCCACTCAGTAGCGCCCATTGGTCTTGTTTTAAAGGTGATGGTCATCTTGTTAAGCTGCTTGTCACCGACTGTTAAAGGTGATATTTTAGCCGTCCTAATGACTGTCAGTGTATTTCTTGCCGAACCCGAACGCTCAGCAGTAAACACTGCTGTCGGTCCAGTGTATTCAAGAAAAGTGACTTTTGTGTCTTTACTATCCGACCAGCGCCCTCGACTATCTTGAACGCTCGACCTGATAGTCACTTCACCCGATTTCTTGGCTAGCCCAAAGACACCACCGTCAGCCGTAATAGTCTGATTCTCGCCAACCATTTCGGCTTTATAGCCTGTAATGGTAGAGCCTTGGATACCAGCAGCGCCATTGAAAGCTACCTTAACGTTAGACAAAATTTCCACAAACGTGTTAGCTGTCGTAACAATATTAGATACTACTGTATTAGTATCAGACAAGGTCACACCACTGAACGTTGGTTTCATGCTTTCGGGTACGTTAAGAGTCAGCTTACACATAGCCGAACCAATCTTAGTAGACCCGTTATAAGTATCGACTGTAATATTCCCCCAGTCGCTTGTCTTTTTAGGCATAGCGGTCGCAAGATTAAGCGGCGGTGTCCAGCTAACAGACGTTCCGACACCAGTCGCAATAGTCCCAGATAAAGCGCCAAAATTGTATTTAACAGTGTGTGTGAAACTGCTGTTCTTGCGATTGATATTAATAGTCATCGCGCTTCCAAGCGTTCCCGTCATATCACTGATTGAGCTTGCTCGGGCTATATCTGTACATCTAAATGTACTTGACCCGACCGTCAACGTCCCTGGTGAATATCCACCAGAACCGTTAAAATGTGCCATCAAGCCAAATGTCTTCTTACCGTCACTGTCGTGATTGACTCGTATTGTTTGGTCAATCAGCATAATGGTTTGATTGTAAGATAGCATTGACGGACGACCCGACCAGTTTAATCGTTGACCTGCTAGGTCCACATAAGCACTACAGTTATATTCTGCGAACGTTGTTGTCGTATTCAGCAATGCTAAGCGAACACGAATATTTGAGTAGTTTTCAGCTGTACTCTGCCCTGTCTGGTCAATCCATAATCTTAAACGATAGCCTCGGTCATTATTTGACCAATATTCAGTCATTAAAACTCCTTTCTAGCTAGTCAACCCAGCGAATTACATTTATATTTTTATCTCCTTCATACACTTCTTCGCGATAGTGCCCAATTTGCAAGCTTTTGGCAAAGATACCGTTATCAATAGTTAACGTACCGTTTGACATGCTAGCTACTTCCGAACCACCAGAGAAGAAAGAAATACGGTCATTTGAAATCATGATTGACGTTGGGCTGCCTTTCTTACCAAGCCTTAGCCCTTCTTCGCCAAAATCCATATTTGTATCAAGGAAAGACCATTGAACCTTTTTGTCTTCCCAGTCCTTGACCCATTCAGCCAACCGTGTAGAGAGTGTGACAAGGTTTTGCTCGTGATTGCTCTTGTCTCTGTCATTTTGAGCGACATAAGCGTCATAAGCTTGTTTCCATTGCTCGATGGTTTCAAGACTTGCTTTCGCTGCAAGTTCTGCTTCCATGTTGCGATTCTTTTCCGCTAACGCATTAAGCTGTTGCTGTGTGAGTGCTTGGTCTGCTTTGCTGTCAATGTCTGATTGAACGTCTTCGGGGTTGCGTGTGTAAGGTGTTGGAACGTTGCCGTTCTCTAGCTTGTAACCAGCAACCCAAAACTCTTCTTCAGCAGTACTACTTAAGTGTCTGAGAAGAAAATGTTTAGCTACAGTCGTATCGGTTGTTGGAAAACTAGATTTTAACTTATACGTAACCCAATAACGTTTCCATTCTGTCGTTACAGTGAAATCAATAGAGCCATCACCTGCTGATGTAGTCACGTTTTGAGATGTGATACCGCTTAACACAGGTAAATAGTTTGGGTCACCATAAAAATAAGCTCTGATTTTACCATTCCCTTTAGCCCAAAAGCTAGCTGTATACACACTATTCACTTCAGGTACTACGCATTTGCTAAACTGAGCAATTTCGCCCCAAGCCGAGGTTTTTAAATACCTAACAGCACAACCGTTGTAAGTTTCAGTTAATAATTTAGCTGAACCACTAATATTCGAGCCCGTGAAAGATTTCGAATTACGTAGCAAGTTCACCCCGCCAACTTTCACGTTAGCCAATCTATCCACCCAAACATACTTGGTTGGGTCTGTACTGCTTGTTTGCGTGAAATCAGTGTAATATCCTTGATACTGTTGACCAGATTCCGTGAAACTAAAACCAGTTCTACCATCTGCTGAATCTGCGTAAGCCATGTGAAAATAAGACGTTTTACCGTCAGCACCCGGTTTCCCTGGCAAGCCTTGGTCGCCTTTCCACTTACCCCATCTATACTTGGTCGGGTCTGTACTTGCTGCCTCGTTAAAATCAGCGTACCAACCCATGTAAGCTTTAGGCGTAGTCAAGCTAAATCCGCCACCAGTAGCATTATCGGCGAATGCAAAGTGTACGTGCGAGGTTTGACCGTTCGTACCGTTAACACCAGCTATACTGATGTTTGTTGGCTGTGTAATCTCAACTGAGCCGTCTGAGTAGTAGATGTATTCAAACTTCCACAAATAGCGCTGTTCTTGCGTTGGGACGAGCGTAGCTGTTGACCAGCCAAGGTCTTCGGGTGCTTGGGAGTAAGGTGTGGCACTTTCGGAAATCTCTGCTTTAGCTTCTTTTACTTGTATAGTCCCGCCCGGCGCAGTGCCGTCACTGCCTTGCACAAACGCTACGTTAGCTGCCGTCCAATCCGCTGACATCTTGCCAGTTTTGACCGACCAACCTTCGCTGTGTGGTGCTACTGTATTACCGTATATACCACCAGCAGTGAACCAGATTTGTATACGAACTGGATAATCAGTGTCGTTTTTAATATAAGCTTTTATAGTGACTGTTTTGTCCCTGAGCGGGTCTAGCAATTTACTCCAATCACGATAAGTTGATGGATAGCCTAAAATGTAATTAGAGTTTGTATACGTTTGATATTCGTTGCTAGTGCCTCGAAGATAATTCCTGCCACCTCCACTCGGAACCTCTGGCGCGTCTGCGCTATTCGTCAGCTTGTAAAATGTCTCCCTTCTCGTCTCCACCTTCTCCAGCAGATTTGTTAGCGTCATCTGATTTGATGCTATTAGTTTCATCGTTCACCTCTTCTAATTTCCAAATTTGAGTCAGAAAGCCAAACTGCTTAGAAAGTAGGAATTCGATTGCTTCTTCTTTCGTTTTGACATCAACATGGACAACTTCAAGCTTTCCACCTAGTTCAATTTCAGCTCTAATCATATTTCATACCTCCTTACTCAAACACTTCACAGAAGAATGTTGCTTTGTCGCTAACATTGCTAGCTGAGACTGTAATAGATTTACCAACTTTGTATTGGTTTCCAGTACCACCGAAGTTTGCATCCAGCGTTCCATTTTTATCACGGCGTGACCATTTATATGTATAAGCTTTACTAGAACCATCTGCATCTAATTCCTCACCTTTACGATAAAGACGGGCTTTAAGAGTTGTTGAGCCAGACGAGTTTTTAAATGTGTTACCAGCTGTTGACTCAACTACCACTACAATTGGGTCTGAAAAGTCAAGAATTGTCGCAACACCAATAGCTTTTTGACCATTAGTACCACCAACTTTGTCGATGCAGACAACCTTAAATGTTTGCGAGTTTGTAACTTTATCAGGTGTTACTGTGAGGATACCTTGAGCAGTTGTATTTGCAGACGGCTCTACATTTGGCGTTTGACCAGTTGTTGTACTAGAACACAAGTGCCATCCAAGTCCACCATCTGCGTCATAACCCGTTGAATTTGTAGCTGAAACTGAACTGTCAAAGTAGAAGAATTTGAACTGTTTGTTTCCGCCTGAAAGGTTGTTACCTTTGTACAAATCAGCATTGACAGTTAGACTGCCTGGTTGGTTATTGTAGAATGTATTACCTTTACCTGTATATACGTTCAAAACAAGTGATTGTTTACCGAGTTGTACTGCTAGCAAATCAATGCTTGCTCGGAAATCGACTTTAAGACCAGTTACTGGGTCAGTCCATGTACCAACTGCTTCATAACGTTTAGCTCCAGCGTTTGCTGGCACGTTGACCTTAGTATGCAAAGCTTCGTTGTGTGAGCCAGTTAAATACTGATTATCTTTATCAGACGTGCTTGTAATAGCTGTTTTAGTTGAGCCGTTATATTCGTACCAAGACACTTTACCAACTTGCCCAATAATTGAAGCTGTTTGACCTGCCTTAGTTAAGTTAAGGGTCAATACTTGCGGATTTCCTGCATATGATGGATTGTAGCCATTTGTTGTTTGGTCAAACACTTGTGTAGTCGTTTGACTAGCTGTGATAAAAGCGCTCAGTACGGGCGCATCTGATAAGTCTGTGATTGTAATTTGTCCACTTGAAATAATACCCATTTTCTTTTTCTCCTTTTTTAACCTAAGGGCTCAACATTACATTCAAATTGAGCTCTTCTAAATACATCCTTTTGTGTGATTTCGATTGCTTTCTGCGAATAGCTATGGTCTTGATTCCAGATTTCATCAGGATTACCTTCATCATCTGTCTTTGTCCAGATATAGCTATAATCTTTACCTTCTTTATCAATCTCTTTCCCGCCACGCCAGAGCGTAGCAGTCAGTTTTGTATTGATAAGATTGTTTTTAAAAATGTTTCCGCTCGATGTCTTGATAATTAGATTTGTTGGCTCAACGAGGTTTGCCAACGTGATTTCCGTCGTGGCTACTTCCGTATTTCCGACGTAACCAGCGACGGTTAGCACCGCTGTCTCGTCTATGTCTTTTGCTTTAACTAAGTACTGCATTCCGACTGTGACCACACCGTCAAGCGCCCAGCGCCAAGAAACGTCCTGATTGACAACTTTGCCACCTTTCCATAATGTGGCTTTTACTAGACTTTCGCCCTCGTTATTTTTAAACATCGTTCCATTATCCGTCGAAATGCGAATATTGTACGGTTTTGCATTTTCTACTAAACGTTCAAGCTCGCTCTGGATGTCGTTAGATAGCTTGCTTTGCAAAGCTCTAAAGTTTCCAAGCGTGGTTTTCCAGTTTTTTCTAGTCGAAAAACTTAGCTTTTGTTCAAAAATACGTGCTTCAATCAGCAATGTGTTAGCAAAGCCACTATCTGATAGCTCTACCGTGTCCCCGATGTCGGCATCAATGTAGCCGTCAAATTCATACGTTAGCTCAGGATAAGCTGATGCTTTCAACTGCTTTAATCCTTCTGTCTCAAGCTGTTGTATGCTTTTAACGTTAAAGTCCATATCACGTCTAGTCCATTGGTCTGATTGAGTTTCCGACGTAAACGTTGACGGATAAAGCTGTGCTGAAATAGGCGCATAGAGAGCATCGCCACGCTTGTAAAACTCAACGATGCCTTTATCATTCTTGAGCTCCCAGTTTGGCAAGTTTCCGATAGTCAATTTCTGATCACTGTTCTCTTCACTTTGAGCAGTTGGCACAATCATATTAAAGATGTTCGTCTTATCAATCTTGCGCCTAATTGACTTGATGTTTTTTCCGTAAACAAGCGTGATGTCTTTTCTGTCACGCCCAACGCCGTGGTAATTCACGCCATCATTTTCGTGATAAACATTGACCAAAAACTGCTTGATAGTACTGTCATCGTTGAGATAGGTTTTAAATTCGATTTCAGCATCAAATTTGTTCGCAAGTGAAATAAGTCTGGCAAGTTTCGTGTCTTGTCCTTCCCATTCCAACGTACGCTTGTAGTCCGAAACCTCGTTAATACCTACGGATAATTTAGTCATATTTAGTAAATCCATAGCATTGCAATACTCAACGAATGACATAGCTCTGTCAGCTTTAAACGGATTTGAATATTCGTTAATGAGCTCTAAATTTAAATTCTCACAATAGCATTTGATTTTCTTTTCATCTTCTTCAACAGTCATCACATTAAAGAGAAACGTCTCGCCTTTGTACTCGAACGACACAAAAGCACGTTCATTCAAATAACTGTAAGTCCTGTTAAAGACCGTGTCAGAAACAAGCGATTTTTTTGAAATACTAAATTCATATGTTGATGATCCTGTTTGCAAATTGCGTGTCCAGGTGTCATCAAAAAAATCTAACGTGCCTTGCTTCTCGTTATCAACGAATGCTACTTTTCTCAGTTGTGCATCGTGTATTGTTAGAAGCATTACAAACTCCTATTCTCAAACTCCACCTTAACTGTAGGCGCTTTTTTAATCCACGATGAGAAATAGATGTCTAACTCAGATTCCCCAGGCGGAACACTCAAGAAATGGTGTGAGCCTTGGATGATGTCCGAATTTTTGTTAAGACCGTCTTTAGTCACTGTGTTTGTTTCGTTGTCGATGACAACTGTTGAGCCCATAGCGTAGCGGTTCGGGATGTCTCTAGTACCTGTCACAAAATCTTTGCGATAAACAATATCGTCAAGATAAACGTGTGTCACTCCAGGTTTGCCCCCTACGCTCCCAAATATAACACTGACTTTAGCGGACTTTTTACCCTTTATCTCAGGGATGTTATATTCTTTATATTGCCCGAACCAATAGAACTGTATCCATCCATCTTTTCTAAAGATGTCGGATGCTCCCCGTGGCTCGTTAAAAGGGTTTTGACTATCTAAATGCGTACACCAAAATGTATAGCGGTCAAGAAAACGATAGCCGCCTTTCCCGTCTGAAACCATGAAATTATATTCAGTCGTTAGACTGTTAGAGCGTTTAAATGTCTCTGTCCCGTATAGAAACTGACCATTTTCATCCGATACAACAACTTTCATAAATCCGTATTGTGATTGATGTCCAGCCCAAAAAATCTGCCTCCACCAGATGTACTCATAGAGTGCTCCTGCCTCTCCTGCACTGTCTGCTGGTATGTCCCAAGTAATGGACGCAGACGTCCCGTTTTTCAAATGGATGTGTGGTCTTCCCCAAGCGTTGTCTATCTCAAGCTGTCCGTCTAGTACCTCTTGAACATTACTAATTGCCTCGTTAAATTTTCCCTCTTCAAATCCGTTTAAAATCCTTGTTGGTCCAGTGTTTGATGTGTAGTCAAACAAGATTTCAGATTTCTTGTATTCTTCCGAGTCTGCTTCTTCCTTACTTCCAAGCTCAAAAGCGCCATTTTGACTAACAAGTCCGACATAGCCGTTTTCTGAATTATGTTTAATTGTGATGATTGGATAAGCATCTACATTGCCTTCATTGTTAATTTGGAACGTCATTTTATTGCCGTTCCAGGTAGGCTCTTCAAAACGTGCATCCGTCACCGAATGAGCCACCCCGTCTGGGATTAAAAGAGTGATTTCTGAACGCTGAAACCAGCGTGTTATGTTATCGTGAGAAATATCGTCAACAGGCAAACCTAAATAATACTTGTCTGGTTCATCTGCATATGTAATTTTGACTGGTTTATCAACGTTGAAAACGCCAGCTAAATCATGTTTAAGCTGTTCAATTTCAATCTCTGATTTCCCTTTGATGTCAAATTTGATTTTGTGTTCTTTAGCTCCGATTTTAATTTCTTGGATATTCACCCCCAAAAAAGGAGAAGTGTCAGTTGACACTGTCCTTTTGTTACCAATTGGGCGAATAATGTCAGTAATTCTAAAGTATTGAGACATTCCAACACCGTTAAAAGTCATTATTTCTGTCATGGTCTACCCCACATTCTGTTATTGCGTGTAATCTGTGTTTGTTGATAATCTTGATATCTATCGCTAGTAGATGCGATAAGCGTGTCGTCATTCAATCGCATATCGATTGGACGGTCTGCGAGTCTGCCCATTGCATCTATAGCTTTTTCCATTACTTCGTTTGATTTTTCTTGTACAATCTCAACTTTTGCTTTGATTGCTTTATCTAAATCGGATTTAACCTGGATACTGTGTGAGAAATTAGTTGATCCAGCTCCGATTAGGTCTTCAGCTTTATAGCTAAACGCTTGAACTTTGTCATACATTGCTCCCAAAGCATCATTAACTGTATAGCTATCTTTCTCAATACCAACCGCAACACCTTGTGCAATATAGCGACCTACATTGTCACGAAATAGGCGTGATGGTGAATGAATTTTGGCTTTTGCTCGTGCTGCTCTCTCTGCTTGTGCTACTAACGCATTAGCAGCTGCCGTCACGCTTCCAAGAGCTGACATCATACCACTAGCTAAACCTTGCCCGATATATGCACCAATTGCACGCATTGAACCAACTCCAGACATTCCTGCTGCACGTACAGATGCCATAAGAGAGCTCATTGCGCCTCTAGCATTACCAGCACCGCTAGCAATCCCTTGTGCGATGTTTTGAGCTGTTTGTTGCCCAATCATGCGTCCTTGATTTTTCATCTGATTTCCAATGGATGTAACAGCACTAAGCATTGCTTGCATTGACGATTGCACTTGAGCACGCATTGAGCTAAACGCTGAAATAACAGACTGTGTCGCTGAAATGATCGAACGCATTTGAGACGCTGAACTTGCCGCACTCGCACCAATATTTGCAAAACCGCCTGAAACTGACGATAGAATTCCACCTAAAGCGCCTACACTACCAGCTAACGCACCAAATGATGCTCCTGCCATTGCTGTTGCTGCGCCCATTGACAAGATGCGTGCATTGAATGCACTGATAAGCCCACCGATGACGGTAAATGTGCCATTAATGACCATCGCTCTAGCACCAAACATTACAAAACCTGCTGTAGCAGATAAGATTGTTGGTGTTAAACTCATCAATTGTGCTTTAAATGCTGCAATTGGTGCATTAACAGCTGATAATCCAGCAATACCAGCTACTGCTTGAGAAACGAATGCTGGGAAACCCGCACCAGCAACTGTCATCATCGCTGGCAAAAGAGACAAATTGGTCTTGAGTGTTGTAATCACTGCATCAAACTGGCTTAAAGCAGCTAACGAAATCATTGCACCAGTCGCAAACTGAGTCATACCAGTTCCAACTTGTGTCATTGCCGAGCCGAGCTGGCTCATCCCTGCTGAATGACTAGCCATTTTACCGAGACCGCTAGCTGTAGTAGCTAAAGTCGCTGCTAAATCGCCTAATTTTAAATCAACTAGCATCTTGACACCTTGCGCCATCTGCTTAACGCCATTACCAGCATTAAGAGCGGCATTTCCCATTGAGTCGAAAATACCCGCAATGCCATCTAAAACGTTTCGAACGGCGTCGCCAAAACCAGTGATAACACCCTTAGCACTGTCTAGAATGTTGCTGATTTGCTCACCTAACGTCTTGAACAGGTTGGCGATTGAGTCAATAATTGGACTGATTTGACTAACTAGGTTGTTAAACGCATCTACGATTTGAGATAGTACTGGAGCTACTGCTACGACCATCTCTGTAATCGCTGGGATAAACGGTGATAGCGCTTGAATAATTTGAACAATAGCGTTAGACACTACCGTCACAATTTGAACAAATGCACTGCTGATAATCCCTACAATAGGTGTTATTGCTGTAGCTATTTGAGAAATAGCTGAGCCTAACGCTGTAATAATCGGTGGGATTGTCCCTAAAATTGACGTAAACGCATCTCCTAACGCTGTGATTGCGGGAGCGGCTGCACCAACTGCAACTCCTACTGCCACAACCAAAGGTGCTAGGTTAGCTAATGCACTTGTGACAACTGGCAATACACCAGAAACTGTTACAATTGCTTGAGCGAACGCTCCAATAATTGCTGTTGCAACTGTTGCGAATGCATTACCTAACGCTGTGATAATCATTGACACGCCAGCACCTTGCGTTGACAACAATGTTAAAGCTGAGACGATAATACCAATCCCTGCGCCAATACCAACAGCTGCAATACCGACTGCTGTGCCTAATGCAATAATATTTGCTGGTCCAGCCATTTTAAGAGCTGTACCTAATCCAACAAAAGCATTTGCTAAGCCTGTGCCAATCCCTTTTGCTGCAACAGCAATACTAGTACCCACTGATTTAATGACCGAGGCAAGACCTTGTAAGATTTGAGCAATCTTAGATTTACTTTGACCTACAGCTTCTGTCGCACCATCTGCCCCGTCCTTAGCGTTCTTATTGAACATTTTGAACGGATTAAATGACTTGATAAATTCAAGTCCCTTCATGCCTTTTGAAACTAAGTTAGTCCCTGCTGAAAACGCCATCAAGCCAGCAATGCCACCGACTAATACGTTTGTAAAGCCTTGTACAATGCTTGGATCTAAACGAGAAACAAAGTCAGCTATCGCTTTAACCACTTGAGCTATAACTTTTGCAACATTACCAATTACTGTCCCGAGCGTTGACCAAATAGAAGCTTCACCAACCTCTGAAACAAGATAGCTATATGCTGCAATCACGCTATCAATAGCCCATTTAATCTGTTGCATCGCTCCTGTTTCTGCAAAGCTGTCCATAAATTTCTTGACGGCTTTTGCTCCTGTTCTAACCGTTACTATCAGAGCTGATACGTAATTACTAGCTGTCATGAGCCATGACCAGCCACCACCAGCAACACTATTAAAAGCACCAGCTATTGAACTCAACGCACCTTTAACACTGTCTAATGCGCTTTTGAATTTCATGACAAAAACGGGGTTAAAGAACGCTTTCATAGCTTGCTCGGCTTTAGCCATTATTCCCTCAATGTCGATACCATCAAGCGCTTTGCCGAGATTGTCAGCTAACTTATCAAAGTTAATTTTGTCTAAAGCATCTGTAAGCGCTACGACTGTCTTAATCCCGAATTGATTAAGCTTCTCAAACGCTGGCATAAGCTTGTTAGATAGTGTTTCTTTCGCACCATCTATGGCTTGGTCAACTGTCTTGAATTCTGTAGCCATTTTCTTAAATTGGTCACTATTACCAACTTTTGCTACTGCGTTAAAGAAGTCTTCTGTCGCAATTTTCCCATCTTGAACGGCTGTTACCATTTCAGATGTAGACATACCCATTTCTTTAGCAACTGCTGCGATACCTGCTGGCGTTTGTTCGAGCATCAATTTAAAATCTTGCCATTGTACCTTAGGCTTAGCAGCCATTTGTGTAGCTTGTTGTGACAAGGTCTTCATAGCTTGCGTTGGGTTTTCGGCGGCTGCTGCAAGACCACCAAACCCCATAACAAGTTGATCAGTATTTTTGATACCAACCGCAGCTAACTGACTGTACGTTTGTGCCATGTCAGACGCACTGTAGATTGTCTGTGTAGCATAATCCTGCAAGGTGCTTTTGACTTGACTAATCTTCTTGCTGGTTTCTTCTGATGCTCCCCAGACTTGCGTCAAGTTACCTTCAAACGTCTTCCAAGCTTTTGTATTAGAGCTCAATTCGCCGTACATACTAGTAAGACCGCCTTTAAGTGCTCCAATACCAGACATCAAAGCAGAACCAACTACATTAGCAGCTAACAGTGATTTAAATGAGCTACCAATCTTATTAGCGCCATCACCTAAACTAAGCAAAGTGCTTTTAAGTGATTTCACTTCCGACTGTGCTTTTTTACCATCCATATCAATCTGGATAGTAACTTTACCTTCTGCCATATTTCCCTCCTTTCCTAATCAGGCAATGCGTACTCTTCTTGTAAAGCACGCATGCGCTGTTTTTCTTTTGAGCTATCGCCTTTTTGTGGCTTCCATGCCCTAATCTTCATTACTTCGATTAGTTTCGTACCATCTGGCAAACCAGCTAACAAAGCATTAAATTTTGACCAATGCAATTTCCCTTGTTCTTCAATCAAATCAATGTGATAGGCTTGCATAAACGATGAAAAAATGAACTCGCCGTCATATTTAATCGAATACAAAGGTTTTCCGTCGTCTGAGTCTTCTCGTGGTTTTCTTGGGATAACATTTCCTTCTAAGTCATAGCGCTCAACTGCATCAATCGCTCTAACACTCTTAATATGCTTGTCAAACACTTCTGAA